GCCCCAGCGGCCCGGTGGCCGTGGGTGGTCCCCGGCAGGGGACACCCAACACTATCACATACGTGTGTACGCGTACGTCAGGGAGTACACGTTTTTTCTAGGGAAATCAGTAGGTTAGGGGGCGCAATGGGGTCACACATGCCCCAGAAAATTTTACGATTTTCCAGGTGCTATCATATCGCCCCTCCTAACGAAAAAGCCCGCTCTTCCGAGCGGGCTTGAGGTTGTTTAGTGCAATGTTGCTCGCCAATATTCGTAGGCGAGGTTTTCCATTGCTCGATCAAAGTGCCAGCTCAGATGGTCGAAACCTGTAGACGGATCTCCTGTCTGAGCAACCGAGATGCGACCAAGCTCTACTAGACTAAGCTCAATTATCTCGCACGGATTGAGTTTAGACTCCCCTATCAGCTCCTTGAGCCGGTCAACGAACTCCTCCCGTGTCATGGTTTCACCCCCGGAGCGTAGCTGATGCCCTTGAACGCCAGCTCGACATGACCGTTCTCGGTGTTTCTCTGGATGGTCTTGAAGTGCATTGTGCCTTCAAGCTCCCTCATCAGCTTCACGAACTGGGGAAGCGAAGCCCGGTTCGAGACGCCCGCCGCAATGCAATACTGCCAGTACTCGCCGTGCAGCGTGGCAGCCTCCATTTCCTCCTCTGTCTTCTCCAGCCCGACGATCACGCGCCCGCTCCTGGTCAGGAAAGCGCGAGCAGAGTTATTGTCAGCAGCCATCTGGTCGACAAGCGCCAGGTGAGATGTCGGCATGGTGTACGATCCCTGCTCCTTCAGGCGGAGATAGCCCTGCGCTGCCCACGCAACGATGGCTTCCCGCTCGTGCTCCAGAATGATCTGCGCCAGTTCCGGAATGCGTTTGTGCTCCGGCACCCTCCTCGTCCACTCCAGGAACAGCCAGCGGCGATTGAAGCCGTCTGAGAAGTCCTTCGTCTTTGGCAGGTGGTTCGAGGAGAACCACTGGGCGCAGGTCGGCTTGAACTGGAACGGCGGCTGGTTCTTGTGCTGGGCCTGGATCGTCTCGCCCACGACAATCTCCTTGAAGATGCTGCCTGGGATGTTCTTCGATTCCGACAGCTCACCAGCGAAGTTGATGATCTTGCCGAACATCTGAGCCGGAAGGAACTTGTCCGACCACTCGTGCGGCGGCACGGCGGAGACGGAGTTTTCCGGCAACAGCCCCTGCAGAAGAGCCAGAACCTGAGACTTGCCCGATCCAGCCACGCCGATCAGGCAAATGGCCTTTTGGTATCGAGGTGCCACCTGCATAAGCGTGGCCCCCATGGCCTCCTGCAACGCCTGGACCTTGTCCATATAATCCGGGTCCTCACCCCAGCTGTCGGCCAGGAACTGATTGAACATTGGCATGTGACCCGCGATCTCCGGCATGTACCGGAACGGCAGCACATAGGTCATGCCGTGATCCGGGCTGTGCGGAACCAGCTCCAGATCCTCGTTCAGGAATCCATTCGCGAAGTTCAGACCACGAATGTCGTTCTTTCGCAGCTCCTCGGCACAGATGGCTTTCAGCACCCGCAGGATGCCAGCATGATCGCTCTGCCTCTTGGCCGCAGGATAGTGACCGAATTCCTCAGCGATGATCTTGAGGATCTCGTGCTCCTGCAGCTGCTGCCAGTAGGCTCCTTTCCATTGCCAGAACATGCCTGCGTCGAAGCGGACCTCCCCGAACTCGTTGAGGAACTCCACGACAGCCTCGGCCAGTTCCTTGTGGTTCTCGCCGGCAATATCGCCTCGCCGGACGGCGACTAGCTGCTTCTTGAGATCGGACTGTGTGAAGACATTCGCGGACTGAGCAGCGATGTAACGGAGGATCATGGACTCCTCCAGGCTCGTGACCGCCGGTCCGGCCCGCGCAATACGATCCAGAGCAATCGCCACGGCCTGAATGCGACCCGAGGACCGGAATTCGGGGTTCCTCTCGAACTCCGTCTGGATGAACTCCATGATCTTCTCGGCGGGCCAGACCTCGTCGTCCTCTGTGAACGACAGCCCGAGCCGCTCCTTGTCCTCGTCCGTCAGCCCGTCGTCCCAGCCAATAGGCAGCGCCTTCCGCTTCTCATTCGTCACATCGCGAACGAGGAACTCGATCAGTTTGCTCTGGGCCTTCTCAACCGACAGCTCGTCACCCACCACCTTCTCGGTGAAGTTCTCGACCCAGTGCTTCATCTCTCCCAGAGCCTGCAGCAGGGTCCGCTCACCGCGAAGTACGGCCCGGGCAAGTAGGCCCGCATGCCATACCATGGTGTTGTCCCGCGCCCCAGCGGGTACGAAGGTGACGAGCTTATGGTTGGCACCGGATGAAATCTCGATCCCGATGTCCTTGAGCGCCTCGCGGAGCTGTCGCTCGAAGTCTTTGGGCAGCGAAGGGGCTGCCTTGAACACGTCGATGAGCTCGCAATTGGCCGTGTAAGGCTTGCCAGTGTCCGGATGAATGGACGGGGGAAGCACGAACTGCGTACCTTTGGACAGGATTTCGCAGATCATGCCGCCCTGGGCGTCCTTGACGCGGGTCGTGCGCTCTCCGTTGTACTGATAAATCCTCACGGACCCCTTCTTGCCCACGCGAACCCACGGCGAGGGCGGCAGGATGCGCTCCAGAATCTCGAGAACCCTGGGATCTTCCGTATCGACGTCTACCGCGACGAGGCCCGCACACGGCCCCATTGGCAGACCGATGTTTCCGGCCGGAAACTGGTTGATCCAGATCTCCCTCTCCTCCTCGGTCGGGAAGGTGTCAGCGAAGATCTGCCAGCGGTTAATTGCCGGTCGCTTCCCCATCGCCATCAGAGGGATCGCGGGAAGGCCAACTCTCCAATATTTTGGTGCTTCAGTAGCGAAAATCATGATCCAAACACTCCATCCAATCTCTTCATCAGTTCCGTGATCTGATCCTTGGTGCAAACCTCATCCATGAAGGTGAGAATTGTGCTCCGAAACTCGTTCAACTCTTTCAGATTGAAGATGCGCTCTCGCATCGACACCAGTTTTTCCAGAAGCGTGGTCTTGGTCTTGAAATACTGCAGCTTTTCGCTGTGATCGGCGTTGGTGAGCTGCTTCGCGAACGCTTCGAGGTCGTTGATCAGTTGCTCAACCTGCCGGTCTAGAACCACTTCTTTCGGATCATCCCCAGCAAACAGGTCTTCAACCTCGACTGGAGCCATTTTCCTGCGAAAAAACTCTTTGATCGTCTCCGAATAGGGACAATCCGGATAGTCAAGGTAGTGGGGGTCCTTTTCCAGGCTCTTGACCACCACATTCAGCGTCAGGATTGTTTCCTCACGTATGTTTGGGTAGAAATTCATAGTGTGTCTCCTTTGGTGAGGCACACTTGGGAAAGGGAAACACTAATCGCCAGTCATGATGTAATGGAAGTCTAGCAGACCTTCGTCGCTTCTTTGAAAATCAGGCGCTGCTCCCTACATCTCTGGTGTGAAAAACAATCAGTTTTTACGAGACTTCCGCCTCCAGTTACGGTCGCGATTCGCGGAAGACTCGATCTCCATGTCCATGTCGGACTGGATTGAGCGGAACACGAGGCTTCGGAAGAAACCTTTTTCCTTTAACGGGTATGAATTCCAGCGCAGGATCGCGGATGACATGCATCCGTCGCTCTGCGTGATCAAATGCTCGCAGATCGGTTTGACGGAGATCCAGATTCGCAAGTTTCTGGGCTTTTTGACCCGAAATGTGGGCGTTTCGGCCATCTTCACCCTGCCTGACGACAATATGTACAAGCGTGTGTCGCAGACCCGTGTGAAGCCGCTGATCGAGAGCGAGCCGGTTTTCAACATGCATACGGGCGACAGTAAGCCCATCCGGTCGATGTCTCTGTACCAGATCAACCAGTCATTCGGTTATTTCACCGGTAACAAGGAGGGTGACGCGACCTCGATCAACGCAGACGCCCTCTTCCATGATGAGTTGGACCTCTCCGACCAGGAGATGATCGCCCTTTTCCAATCCCGCCTGCAGGGATCTGACTATCGGATCACTCAGGCCTTCTCCACCCCAACATTTGAAGGCTTCGGAATTGATGCGAGCTTCCGAGCTTCGGACCAACATGAATACATGTGTCGCTGCACCAAGTGCAGGCATCACAATATTCCGGCCTTCACGCCAGACTTTGTCGTCATCCCCGGCCTATCGAGTGACATCAATGACCTCTCCGAAATCGACGCAGACATTGCTGCACGTTTGGACCTTGGAGCCGCCTATATTCGATGTGAATCTTGCGGAGCGCCTCTGGATTTACATGATCCATCGCTTCGTGAATGGGTGCCGCGCTACCCGGGACGTCGTTCTCGGGGCTATCGTGTCACTCCATTCTCAACTCCTCGGCTGACGATTGGATACATCGTCGACCAGCTCCTGAAGTACAAGGAAAGGGACGCCCTCAGACGCTGGTACAACACGGTCCTGGGTGAGTCTTACAACGATTCCAGCGCGAGGCTGACGGAAGCTGAAATCAGGGCGGTAATGAGGGGACCGTCACGCCTAGATGTGGGTGATGCTCCCGTTGTAATCGGCATCGACGTCGGTCTGACGTGCCATCTGGTTCTGATGGCGGTCAATCACAACACCCCTATGGTCTTCGATTGGCGGCAGGTTTTGGCGGAGAACCTGCTCGATGAGATCAAGACCATCATGCAAACCTATAACGTGATCGGGGGCTGTATGGATCGCAACCCCTATACCCCGCTCGCGAACGAGGTCCGGGACGAGACCAACTCCTTCATCATTCCGGTCGAGTATGCGGGAACGCCCAGCGCCGCCGCTGTGCAGATAATGAAAGATGAGCTGGATCAGCTCTCACACATTCGCGCTAACCGTACGACTATGATCGACACGGTTGTAAGCGCTGTTCGCAAGCGGAAAGTCGATTTTGCCGGTTATGGGCAGTTCGAAGCCCTCATCCTTCAACATTTGAGGGATATGGTGAGGATCGAAAAGGAGGATACCTCAGCTACCTGGCAGAAGCTCTCGGGCAACGACCACTTCTTCCATGCCCTTGCTTATGCCTTCTATGCGGTTCGTGTTCACAACGCTTTGGAATACCGGAACTCCGATGAGAACCGGGACATGTTCTCGGTCTCAAACATCATCATTCCGATGAATGTTGCATCTCAACTGGGTTCGAAATCAAGAGTCGGTACGTCCATATCACTGGGTAGCCTATACTAGGAACCGATATGGCATCACGACTCTCCAACCTTCTTGCGATCATAGCTCCCAAGAAGGGTGGGAAGAAGGGCGGAGTCTCCGCCACCTCTACATTTAATCCTCAGCAGACCGATAGGGTCCTCACGGTCCCTCAGTACCGCGAACATCTCACCGACATCTTCAGCTCTCGGCAGGTCAGCGATAGCCGGGAACTGCTGCGCGAGCTTTTTAGGCACGATCCCGACATCTCTGCGGCAGTTTTTTCGTATCTGACGATGGCGAACACGCAGCCGGTGATCATCTGCCGCGACTTCAACAACGAGATTGACAGGGAAGCGACCCGCCAGGTGCAGCAGGTCATCAAACGGATGACCACTCCGACCGACTACACTAAGGGGTTCCAACTCAAGAAGTCCTTCGCCAACTGGTGTGAGGAACTGCGCTATATGGCACTGCTCCGGGGTGGGATCGGTCTCGAAGTCATCCTGGACGAGAAGCTTCAGCCCTCGGACTTTCGGAACGTCGACCTTACCACGGTCGAGTGGTACGAACGCTCCCCTGGTGAATACAAGCCGGTTCAGAAACCGGCTGGTGCTAATGTCGAGATCAATCTCGACATTCCGACGTTCTTCGTTTCGTTCTTCCGGCGTGATCCGACGTCCATATACTCTTATTCGCCGTTTGTTTCCTCGATCAACACGATTGCTGCCCGTCAGCAGGTGATCAACGACCTGTACCGGATCATGCAAAAAACGGGCTTTCCCCGCATGACCATCAAGGTGGTCGAGGAGGTCCTCCGAAAAAATATGCCAGTGAACCTGCGGACGGACGAGCAAGCGGCAAGAAATTGGCTCAACACCCGCCTGACGGAAATTCGCGCCAACTTCGAGAACCTGCGTCCTGAACAGGCGGTGATCCACTGGGATTCCGTCGAGCCGGATATGCTGAATGAGCGCACTCCGGGTGCTGCCATCGACATCTCGGCGGTGATCGAGACCCTCAATGCCCAGAACCAGGCTGCTCTCAAAACGATGGCTACGGTGATTGGGCGCGGCGCTGCCGGTGCGAACGTCTCTTCGGTCGAGGCTCGTATCGCCTCCATGAACGCTGATGAGCTGAACGAGCCGGTGGGGCAGATCATGTCGAATGCCCTGTCGTTCGTCATGCACCAATTGGGCTTCCAGGGCTTTGTCGAGGTCGATTTCAAGCTGTCCGAGATGCGTCCGGAGCTGGAGCTTGAGCCGCAGCTGATGCTCCGTGCCTCTCGTCTTCGTCAGGACCTCTCGGACGGTCTGATTACGGATGATGAATATCACCTGATGCTCTACGGACGCCTGCGGCCAGACAATGTGCCTGAGCTGTCCGGCACCGGTTTCATGAACAAGGGCCAGAACATCGAGGTCGATGCGAAGAAGGTTTCTCCAAATTCAGATCCTCTCGGTAGGTCTCTCGCACCTGAAGGATCGAGAGCTGTCGAATCTGACGCGGTACAGAAGAAATGACAACGCAGGTTTTCAGGAACGTCTCCCCCATCCTGGCGGGATATGACAGCACCATCAGGATCAAGTTCTCTCAACAAGCCTGGGACGTTCTGGAGCTTGGGACAGGTCGTTTGATCTCGCATTTCCGCTCGGAAATCGAGGACGAGGAGCCTCTTTTCGTAGCGGACAGCGAAGCTGAGTCCATTATGCGTGATACAAACACCGTTTCCATCATAATCCCCGGACTTACCACCAAAAATTGGGAAGTGAGAGCCGTTTACTTCGACATGGCTCGTCTGGATGGGACCTCGAAGAAGGCAATCCCGGGTATTTGGAGATGGCCGGTCAGGAAGAGGGTGACCCGCGATGTCTGAGGCGATTTTTTATCCCGGTTCAGACGATGTCGTTGCCATGTTCCTCGGCACGGAGGACGCTCTTCTGGACTTCGAGGAANATATCGTTGTCTCTGTCGNCATCTCCAACTTTGTAGTTTACCATTCCCATGANCCTGAGAGGGCGGAAGCAGCTGCGGAACGTGCTGAAGAAGCTGCTGATAGAGCGGAGACATCAGAGGCTAATGCTTCCGCTTCGCAAGCCGCTGCGGCTACAGCTGCGGCAAATGCTCAAGCGCATGCAAACACCGCAAACCAGGCAAAAATAGATGCAGAGAACGCAGCGGATCGGGCGGAAAACGCTGCGTCGGATGTCGAACACCCGGTATCTTATGAGCCTAGAACATACACCCCAACCCAAAAAGCCCAAGCACTAGCCAACCTCGGGCTTGAGTACCACCCTAGTGTGTCTCCGGTGCTTGACCTTATTTTCACGGATCCCGCAGTCGTACTCCCAGAATGGGTCA